TATGACAAGTGGACTACGACCCTGTTTCCAGGCCTGCACAGCGAAGTACAGGGCCAACCAAGACTTTCCAATACCTGGATATGCAAGAAAGACCCCTAGTTGCCCTGGCATAATTCCAGAAGGTAGGTAGTTATCAAAACCTGGTAAGCCAGTTTTAATTCCAACCTGTCCTAGATCTTGCATTTTCTTTACATTTTCAAAATAAGCAACTGCAGAGTCAAGGTCTGTAACTTCAATATCTCTTATTGCAGCAGTATTTTTTTTAAGTTCTGAAGTCTTAGTAATTAAATGTTCAAGAGCATTGTTACCATTACCGCTTTGAACCTCAGATGCTGCATTGCGTAAGATATCTTTAAGGCTATCATTTAAATATTCTGTTTGTAATTCTTCAAGGTGATGCTTGGTTGCACCAACACCCTCTACTGGCACAAAGTCTCTAAATTTTTCTACAACTAGTGATACTGGTGGAACTGATTGATTGTTTTCTGAGTATAATCTAATAAAATCCCACACATCATTGTGAGTTCTTAAAAGGTTGTCAACATTGGCTTGCAATAATACGTGGACTTGTTTATCGTTTAATACTGCAGTTATTAATTTTGCTTCTGTATTATTCACTAATCCACCTCCTTGCTAATTTTCTTCGCTCTTCTCGTTCTTTAATGTCTTGTTCTACTTCTAGTTTACCATTAAGAATTTTTTCTGCATTGTATGCAAAATAATTCCAAGTAGGATTTTCTGCTATTTTAAAATAATAATCTAATAAATCATAGCATTGAGAAATACCATAAGACTCAACAAGAGCATCGGAGGCCCACTGCTCAACGTTAAGATTCATATTACTTTTGGCTTCATATCTTTGTAGATGTAACTTGTTATATCTACTTAGCAAAGCCATACGGTCTTTGCGTTCAGCCATTAGTTGCTACTGTCAGCCTCTGTTTCGGCTTCTTTGACTTTTTCCGTTAACTTATCTTCTACAAACTTATATACACGACTAAAAGCCTGGTCTACTGTTTCACCATTTCGTGCATTATCTGTAACGTTAAAATCAAACCTTAATGACTGAAAGTTACCCAAATTAAGTGTATATCCAAGTGCTACTGATACTTTTGTATTTTCGTTTTCCATTACCCCACCGTTTCTATTATTAAATGTTTTCTGCCCAAACAGGAATAAATCTTCCATCTTCTGTCTTCGTATATGTAAGTATACCGTCCCCCATTCGCCGTGTCAACTCTTGGCTTGTAGGAGTCATATTATTTGTTATAAGTCCATCTTTTCTTGGTTGTCCTATATGTATAGTAGCCAGTATAGCACGTATGTCCCTCACCATGCTTTCTGAATAATAGGACCTAATTTGCCAACCTCTTTGTCCGTTTATCCTTGCTCCAACTGGTTTTGGTATCACTCCAGTCTTCATTAATTTAGGCATATATTTTCTATGACGATTAATTAATTTAGCAGTCTCAGTTACAGTATATGCACGTTCTCTATTTTTTCTAAAGTCAGATCTTAAGCAAGTTTCAATTCTATCTTTAGTAATATTATAAACAGAAACCATTCCAGTAGATCTTGAACTATGGTGTAGTCTTACTAAATCTCCATTGAGAAACCATATTTTTTTATTTCCTTTTATTACAGTTTCGTTATTGTAGATTTCGCTCTGGATAATTCCTTTGCTAGTAACCATCTTCCTTCTTCACTTTCTGTTGGTGGATGAAAAAATTTTCTCATACCACATACCATACAGGATGTCTCTATGTGCTGAGCACTGCTATACTGTCTATCAACAAAAGTTCTACCTTTGCATTTTTTACAATGAATCATTAATATTATCTTTAATTTGGAATACCAACAATCACTAAATGTACTGACAAAGATAGATCGCCAGAAGCACCAAACCTTACAACACCCTCTACTCTTGTTTCTGTAACGCTCTTTAAAACAATGTTTACGTTTTGTCCTGCTGGTGTTTGTCCAGTGTTTACTGGAGTTGCTGATACTATTGGTGGATATTTAAAGTCTTTAAAGTCATAGGTGAATGTTCTTTCGTTTCCCGCCGAAACTGTGGAGTTATTTGCAACTTCAACCAAACCGCCTACGATTCTTGTATTGGATGTTTGAACTTCTGCTTTACCAGCACTTGCGGTATCAATAATTGTCTTACTTGTTTGCTTAGAGGCAACATTTGTAGAGAGGTCGTTTACAGCCTCAATCAATTGATATAAATATGTAACATCAAGAGGTTGCCCTCTTTCTGGTAGTGGTACTTTTGCCATTTATTCCTCCTATTTTATTATACCAAAGAAACTAAGCCAGAGTTGTATATTTGCAAATTGGCATTTAATGTTTTCTCAGATGATTCAACTTGAATAATTACACGCACATTTGTGGTTCCAGTTTTAATAAATTGATATGAATGAATTGGGGTTGTGCCATGATAGGTTGCCGTAGCCCCATCAAATCCAACAAATACATCATATTTTGGTCTATTTAATTCATCTCCCCATACTGCACTAATAACTGATGATGAAACCTGCACGGTTCCAGCAACACTTGTAATTAAGTTGTCTAATACAAGATTTATTGGAGACCATTGAGAAGTTCTGTTTTTATCTTCAGAAACAACCCTATATCTAAAAACGTATCCAACCTTGCTGTTATCTACTGCTGGTAAAGATGATTTTTTGATTATAACTCTTTTAATTCCTGCGTCAGCCATTATGAATTATTTCCGCTAGAAAGATCTACTGAAAATCTAAATTCAACATAGTTGCTAGTATTAGGACTTTTAACTACTGTTGCTGCGCCTGCAGTTTGAATTACTGAATATCCTGTTAGTCCGTAGAGTGGATTTACTGTAGCAACATTTTCTAGTTTTAAAGCATCTAAGGCTACATAATAATTACCAGACGGATTAACTCCATCAATAACGCATGCGTATACTTTAACTACAGAAACAGCGTTCCAATCAAAGCCAGACGTTCTGTATAGTTGTTGAAGTTGTTTTTTTACAACAAAATATCTTTCTGTAGCAAAATCATATTGTCCACCACTGCTGTCATCAGCAACCTCTGCTTCAAGTCTTGCAAACTCTGTTCCATTTGTATTTTCAAATGAAACTAAAACTCTTGCTCTTTCTGGTTGAGTCCCCGCTCCATATGTTCCATCTCTGTTTATAATTGAGAATGCTAATCTTAATTCATCTGTTGGAGAATTTTTTGTAAAATCAACTGTTGTACCGCTTAATCTAATATAGTTTGATCCCGCACCTATTGCAAAAGTATCCTGTGTTGGACCGCTATCAGATTCAATATCAAGATCAGCCTCATTGCCTTTTATCATAATTACATTATTTAAAAATCTTGGTCTTTCATATCTTGCAACTCTTGGTGATTTAAAGAATATTGGATTATCTGCGCTTGTTTGAAATACTGGATCTGTTACAGCAATAACGTTGTCATAGATTGGAGCATCTAGCGCAGCAGATTCTGTGTCAATTGCCACTGCTGCTGCTGCTGTTACATACTGCCAGTTTTCTGTTTGTGTAAACGCAAATACTGTCTTGCTATCATATGCTCCAGCAGATGGGTTGGAACCTGCAGAATATATTCCAATTTCAGATATTTCATATCTTTCTTCTGTTGGCAATTCTGCCGTTAAAACAATTTTATCTACACCGTCTTCGTTTACAAAACCTCTAGAAGATATTGGAACACGGAACATTTCAAAATCTAGATTTGTCTTTGTTGAATAATCTCCAATTTCATCGGCGGTATCTAGTGGAGTAGCACCACAACCAATAGCAATATAAGAGGCATAGGCAGGGGCCTGTCCAAGTAAATACTTTGCAATAATAGATTTACCAGTATTGGTTATCATGAGGTATAGTCTCCAAGATCTGCTTCATATATTGTACCACTTACGCTAATCTGTGTTTCTATTTGTTCATCAGCATTTATGTTGATAAACTCAATAATTAGGTCTCCTGTTGCGTTAAGGTATACGTTCTCTCCGTTAGGCCCATTGCCAATTTGTGGAGTCTTGTCTTCTAGTTTAATTGAAAATCCAGCAAAAAATTTGTCTGCGGTTTGTTGTAGGCTAAGAATATTGTTTGGATTATATCTTTGTTGAATGGCTGAAAGGTTTTTAATTGGTTGATACGATATTTTTTGTCCATTAACAATGTCAGACCTTGTTATGCTAATTAATTCTTGACCACCAATATTTTCAAATATTTGATCAAACATTCCGTCTGTGGGAACAGATTCTTCATCAAATAATATAATATCCAGGGTTGCAGTTTTAACTGGTGGTGGAGGAGGTGAGACTGTTGCTGGCAAGGTTGGGGTTGGTGGCGTTGCACTTACTTTAAGGCTAAATGATCCTGCACCAAAATCTAGTATAGATTCTTGTTGCTGTGATTGATAAAATGGCTCGTTAGACTTTTCTTCTGCTTTTCTAAAATCTCCTGGAGAGTATTTTGATCCTGATGCTACTTCTGGTACGTATCCAGTTTCTGTGCGAACTGTTCCTGATGGAATTGGTCCAACAAATAATCCACTTGGTTTTGCTGTAGGAAAAACTGTTGGAGTAAAATTTTTAACAGGGGTAGGTGCAACAAAAGGACTATACTTTGCAGGACCAGTAAATTCAGGTTCTTTTTTTGTAGATTTTTTTGCTGATTCTTTAGCAATTTGAGCACGATTAATTTCTCTCCTGGTCTCTGGATCTATTGGCATTTTATACCTCCGCCAAATAAAGAGTCATATCTGGACCATTTATTTTTCTTGCATACTCAATATTATAAACTATAAATCTAGAGTTAGTTGAAGTAACCAAATCTAAGTTATTAGAATCTTTATAATTAATTGTTACTATATCTCCAAGTTGAATTGTTGGAGTTGCAAATATTTTTAAACCAATTGATTTTTTAGGAACCATAAGTTTGTCTATCATCCAGCCCATTAAATTTTCTGCATCATCTTGGGTTTGTATATATGGAGTGTCTAAAGTAAACTCGTTGTTTCCATAAATCATTCTGCTTCTTTTAATTTCATCAAACCTTTGTTTTTCAACTTGCGGAGAAACAATTTGAGAGGATCCAGTTAGCAGTGGGTTGGAAAAATTGCTACGCTTTTTAAAGTATTCGTCAACTGTTAACTCATGGGTGGTGTCTTGTGTAAATGTAACGCCTTGAATTCTTAGATAGTTTCCGCTTGTTTCGTCAAGATTTAATGCTGTATCTGTAGCATTAAATATTAAAAACTCAGCACCGTATGAGTCTGCATAAAAACCAGATGAGACATATCCTTTGATATTATTAAATGTTGGTGATAACTTAGCGTAAAGTGCTGGATATGCACGGTCATATTTAACATCAAAATAAGCACACTCCCTCATTATTGAACCAAATTCATCAAAATATAAATTGTATTTGGGTGGTTGCTGGGCACTAATTCCAGATAGGTACGTTGCTTGAACCATACCGCTCATTGCATATTTTCTTAAAGATTCGCTAGCACTTATTTCATTATCTCCAAAAGCAGAAGATAAGGTTTCTCCAACTGTAAAAACGCTATTTTGAGAATAGTTTTGTGACAAAGCATAAATGTTTTCAAACATAACTCTGGATGAACCACGAACAAATGGAGCCATATTATTGTATATTGGAAGTGGGTCTGTATCATCTACAACCTTGATTAATTGGTTGTTAATGTATAGATAGAACCTTCTTATTTTTCCTATGTCTTGATATTCTACGGCTAAATCATACACCGTTGGATTTTCTTCACCAGCCATTCTGTACTGCCCAGTAAACCTGCCGTCGTCAACTGTAATTTTTGCTAGACCACCGTAAAGTTTTACAGGAATTGCATTGTTGTTAGACGCATC